GTTGCCATACTTGTCTACGCTGTCACCGTAGACAAGTATGGCAACCATACATCCGGATGGACCGACTATTTCACCTGCTGGGCGACGGTCGGAACAGGAACCGGATCAGAGTCAAACGGCGAGGTGATCAATCCGGAGGAGTCTCTTGATTTCACCTGCCGCTACTGCTCCGAACTTGCCGTGGTCGAATCCACGAAATACCGGATTCTGGCAGAAGGGCATGTCTACAACATTACCTATGTGAATCCGATGAGCTACAGGAAAAACTCCCTCAAATTTAACTGCAAGCTGGAGAAGAAATCATGAGCCGGAATGTTTCTATCGATGAAATGAGCGACGTCATCATGGACGAGCTTGAAAAATACAAGGATCTCGCAGCTGACGATCTGAAAGATGCCGTGAAGGAAACCGCAAAGACGGTCCGAAAGGAGATTCAGGCGAACGCACCGGTCGATACCGGCAAGTACAAGAAGTCCTGGTCCGTCAAGAACATGCACGAGGATGCAGAGTCCATTGACCTTGTTGTCCATTCGAGAAACCGGTATCAGATCGCGCATCTTCTGGAGCACGGCCATGCCAAGCGCGGCGGAGGCAGAGTTGCAGCAAGACCGCATATCGCAGCTGCGGAAGAAAAAGGTGAGAAACAGCTTGTGGAGACGATCAAGCAGAAGCTGGGAGGTGCCTCATGACCTATGACGATATCGTAGAGATGCTGGAGGAAGCAAATCTTCCTCTTGCCTACGATCACTTTGCAGAGGGCGAGTCTCCGGACCCGCCTTTTCTAATATTCCTGTTTCCGGGAAGCGACAACATGTATGCCGACAACAGAGTCTTTCAGAAGATCGACAACATGAATATCGAGCTTTACACGGACAAGAAGGACCCGGACACAGAAGCAAGGATTGAAGCCATTCTTGATGACCGCGAGCTTCCGTATGAGAAATCGGAGGTGTGGATTGCGGAAGAAAGAATGTATGAAGTCCTGTATCAGACACAGATGATTGGAGGTTAAGAGCTATGGCAAATAAGAAAAACAAGGTCAAGTTTGGCCTGAAGAACTGTCACTACGCCATTGCTACGCTTGCCGAGGATGGAACGGTAACCTTTGGAACGCCGGTAGCGATGCCCGGCGCGGTATCGCTTTCTCTTGATGCGGAAGGCGATAATGATCCGTTCTATGCGGACGATTCCGTGTACTACATGATCTCGAACAACAACGGATATTCCGGCGACTTCGAGCTTGCTCTGATTCCAGAGAGTTTTCTTACGGATGTCATGCATGAGACGGAGGATGCCAACGGCGTCATTGTAGAAAACAAGGATGTGGAGCCGGAGCACTTTGCGCTTCTCTTTGAGTTTTCCGGAGACCAGAGAAAGATCCGTCACTGCATGTACTACTGCAGTGCGACGCGTCCGTCCGTTACCGGAAGCACGAAGGAGGACTCAACCGAAGTGCAGACTGAGACGCTTTCTCTTACTGCATCGCCGCTTCCTTCTGGAATTGTGAAGGTGAAGACGGGCACGAACACGACCGATACCGTGTACAACGCATGGTACGACAAGGTCTATGAGCCTTCGGCCAGCGCAACATCTTCATCCACGAGCAGCACGAGCGAGTGAGGTGAGCAGAAATGGCAGTGACAAAAACAATTGACGTTGATGGGAAGCTGGTGACGTTTCGAGCGTCCGCCGCAATCCCGAGACTCTACCGAAACAAGTTCCACCGGGACATCTACCGTGATCTAAACGAGCTGCAGAAAGGTATCGATGATAACAACGCCGAGAATTCCAGTCTCGATACATTCAGCCTCGAGCTTTTCGAGAACATTGCGTGGCTCATGGCAAAGCACGCAGATAAGACCGTGCCGGACATCCCGGAGGAATGGCTGGACGAGTTCAATACATTCTCGATCTACGAGATACTTCCGCAGATCATTGAGCTGTGGGGGCTTAATGTCGAACAGCAGGTTGAGTCTAAAAAAAACCTCATGAAACAGAGCGGAAAATGACGACACCGCTTTTTCTGCTTCGCTGCGTACAGATCGGACTTCATATCTCGGAGCTTGATCTCCTTACCATCGGCACTGTCAATGACATGTATGCCGAGATGGGTAACGACGACTATGACTACGCCGAGATCGCAACGCAGGAGCAGATGGACCGATTCTAAGAGAAAGGAAGACGCCTCATGGCTGACAGAGTAAAAGGAATCACAGTTGAAATCGGCGGAGATACCACTGGTCTGTCCAAGGCGCTCTCCGGCGTCAACAAGGAAATCAGAAGCACCCAGACACAGCTCAAGGATGTCAATAAGCTTCTCAAACTGGACCCGTCGAATACGACACTTCTCGAACAGAAACAGAAGCTCCTTCAGACAGCGATCACCGAAACCAAGGATAAAATCACGCAGCTGAAATCCGTGCAGGACCAGATGGATGCTGGACTAAAGAACGGTACCGTCACCCAGCAGCAATACGATGCATGGCAGCGTGAGATCGTAGCGACCGAGCAGGAGCTTAAGAGCTTGGAGGAGCAGGCCAAGAATACGGATTCCAGCATTGCGGCCACTTTGAAGCAGACAGGTTCCAAGATGCAGGAGGTCGGCGGCAAGATCAGCGGCGTTGGGGAATCACTCTCCAAAGGGGTGACTGCACCGATTGCAGCGATTGGGGCAGCCTCTCTTGCAGCTTTCAGCGAAGTAGATTCCGGACTTGATATCGTTGAACAGAAAACCGGTGCGACCGGTGATGCACTTGAAGGAATGCAGCAGAGCGTCAAGAACCTTGCAACTCAGATCCCGACGGACTTTGAGACAGCCGGCGCTGCGGTCGGCGAGGTCAACACGCGATTCGGACTCACTGGGCAGGCGCTTGAGGATCTGTCCGGCAAATTCATCAAGTTCGCTCAGCTCAACGATACGGACGTATCCACTTCTGTTGACAATGTTTCTTCCGTCCTGAATGCTTTCGGGCAGTCAACGGATGACGCTGGCGATCTTCTTGACGCGCTCAATGCTACCGGACAGGCGACCGGAATCTCCATGGACACGCTGGCAAACGACCTGTCGCAGAATGCTGCACAGTTCAAGGAGATGGGGCTGACTGCTCAACAGGCTGCGGGTTTTATGGGCATGGTCGAGATGTCCGGCCTTGACACCTCCACTGCAATGGCTGGACTTAAAAAGGCTATGAAAAACGCGGCGGACGACGGTATGACTCTGGACGATGCGCTGAAGGGCTTTTCCGAAACGATGAACTCCAACAAATCGGACACCGAGAAGCTGCAGGCCGCCTACGACCTGTTTGGAAGCAAGGCGGGCGCATCCATCTACAACGCCGTGCAGAGCGGGAAGCTCAACCTAGACGATCTGTCTGGCACACTCGGCGACTTCTCCGGAAGCGTTGAGAACACTTTCAACGAGACGCTCGATCCGATCGACCAGTTTCAGATGACTCTGAACTCCCTGAAGGAAGTGGGGGCAGACATCGGAAACTCACTCGCGACGGTTCTCAAGCCGGTTCTGCAGGATATATCCGCTGTGCTTCAGAAGTTCGCGGATATCTGGAACTCAGTCCCAGGACCCGTGCAGGAGACCATCGTAAAAATCGCGCTGATTGCTGCGGCTGTGGGACCTGTGCTCATTGTCATCGGAAAGCTGATCACATCGGTGGGAACGATTCTCACTGTCATCCCGAAGATCACATCGGCCATCACTGCGGTGAAGACTGTCATGAAGGGGCTTAATGCAACGATGGCAGCAAATCCGATCGGGCTAATCATTACTGCCATCGGGCTTCTCGTCGCTACATTCATCTACCTCTGGAATAACTGCGAGAGTTTCCGGAATTTCTGGATCAGCCTCTGGGATAACATCAGGGAAGTCGCGGTCACGGTATTTACGGCAATCAAAGATTTCTTTGTCACGATCTGGGAAGCCATCAAGTCTGTGTTTACGTCTGCAGTGAATGGAATTAGCACTTTCCTTTCCGGTGCATGGAATGGCATAAAGACAGTCGTCGAGACGGTCATGAACGCCATCCGCACCGTGATCCAGACAATATGGAATGGAATCAAATCGTTCTTCACGACTATTTTCTCAGCCATCCAGATGGTTGTAACGACATATTTCAATATCTACAAGACAATCATCACAACGGTTCTTACGGCAATCCAGACGGTTGTAACAACGATCTGGAACGCGATCAAGACCATGATCGCCACTGTCGTGACGGCAATCGGCACCGCCGTATCTTCCGCATGGAATGCCATCAAGACTGCGACCAGCACGATTTTCAATGGCGTGAAATCCGTTGTGACATCGATCTGGAACGGTATCAAGTCTGCCGTGATGTCCGTCGTGAATGCGATGAAAAGCGGCATCACCGGCGCGTTCAACGCCATAAGGAGCACGATTTCCGGAATCCTGAATGGTATTAAGAGCACGTTTTCTTCTGTGTTTAACAGCATCTGGAGCTTTGTATCCGGCATCGTGAATAAACTGAAGGGCGTATTCAACTTCAAGTGGAGTCTGCCGAAGATTAAGCTTCCGCATTTCTCTGTATCCGGCAAGTTCAGTCTGAACCCGCCGAGCATTCCGCATTTCTCCGTCTCCTGGTACAAGAAGGCGATGGAAGGCGGCATGATCTTAAAGGATGCGACGATCTTCGGACAGTCGGGCGGCACACTTCTTGGCGGAGGAGAAGCAGGGCCGGAAGCGGTCGTCGGGGTAAGTTCTCTTTCTTCCATGATTAAGGATGCTGTGAGAGACGCTTCTTCTGCTGATAACAGGCCGCTGATTAATATCGAAACGATGAGCGTCCGGAGCGACGATGACATCCGGAGAATATCGCAGCAGTTAAATACCTTGCTTGTGGGCAGCCGGAGAGCGAAAGGAACGGTGATCTGATGGGATTTCAATTTAACGGCAGAACATCGCAGAGCTTCGGCCTTGCGACACGCATCACAAAAGAATACCGCATGCCGGACTTTACGAATAACACAGTCACTGTTCCCGGGCGCGAGGGGGTATTTGACTTTGGAGAGACAGGCGGTGCAAGAACGATTGAGATCTCCTGCTTCATTCCGCCCGGCAAATCAGATGAGGACTTCCTTTCCAGAAAGGACGATGTTATTGCATGGCTTTCTCCGGAAAGCGGTCTGTGCGATCTGATCCTGGATAAGGAGCCGGGACGGGTATATAAGGCGCGGCTGGACAGCGGCTTCTCTTTTGACAAGGCGGTCCGCAATTCCTGCACGTTTGATCTTTCCTTCTTTTGCCCGGACCCCTATGCCTACGCTGAAAACGATGAGGTATATGCGTTTACAGAGCCGGGTGAAGTGACTCTGACACGCTCGCTTGGCAATATGCCGTCTCTTCCGGAATATCAGCTGACTGCCGATCTTGCTAAAGGGAAAAGCGCAGTGATTGCAACAAACGGCAGCACGCTTACAGTCAACGGGCCGTTGGATAAAGAAGAAGTTCTCGTCATTGATTCCTCACTTATGACAGCAAAGGTGACGGACAGCAGCGGGAATGTTCTTCGGAACGGGCTGCCGCTGCTGTCTAATCTGAACTTTCCGGAGCTGAATCCGGGAGAGAACACGCTTTCTATTGATGCAGATAGCAGTACGGAAAGGACGGCCGGAACGCTTTCTTCTCAGGATGCTTTTACCGGTCAGATTCCTTCTTTCTGGGGAGCTGACGGGCTGTGGCGGTTCAACGAGTCAGAACCGGACTACGATACCTGCGCAGCGGATTCTTCCGGAAAGAGCAGAAAGGCAGCGATCAGCGGATGGAGCGGCACGACCGCTTCGTTTCCGACAGGACATCTGGGACGGTCCTTCCGGATGAACATCAATAGTCCGTCTACAGAGAAAACCTATCTTAAGGTCACGAATGACGGAACGATATTTTCCTCCCTGGGAAAGACGATCGCCGTCGGCGGTTGGTTTTATCCGACAACTTATTCAGTCGGAAATACCTTCTGCCCACTTTTTAATACGCGATATGGACCAGGCCAGCCGATTTTCTACCTTTCGCTTTTGTCCGGAAAACCAAGAATCATGCTTTATGACGTATCCGGCACACTGATTCTGGATCAGTCATTCACACCGAGCTTTACCCTTTCCAACGGCGAGTGGTACTTTATTGCCTGCATCATTAAGACGGAAGCAAAGAGCGCTCAGTATTTTCTTGGGCGAAGAAGCACGGGTGAAACATGGAAGTCGGATGCGGTGACATTTTCCGGAACGCTGAATGCTTCCTGCACGGCGGACCTCATCTGGGGCATGCACGCGGACTCTTACTGGTACGCTGGAAACTTTGACGACTGGTTTCTAAACTGTGATTCGTCCCTGTCTGTGGATGACATTGCCGACTGGTTCAAGAAGTCGCTGACAGCAAACGCGGCGGATAATGGGGTCGATGTAGATGGCCTTTCCACAGAAGATGCCGTGATGCTTAAAGCGTCTAGCTCGATCTATCCGGAAAGCGGTGTGCTCACAACAGTAGCTGCCAATTATGGCATCGAGGGAACATGCTTTGTGTCAGCCGATGCGGATATGCCAGATGGAACGGCGGTTTCCATCGAGACATCTACATCGGATGACTTGTCGACCTGGAGCGACTTTACGGCTCTTGGCGAAAACGGCGAGGTGCTTTCAGAAAACGCTACCTATATACGATTCCAGGTAACGCTTACGACAACGGATACATCAAAGACGCCGGTTCTTCACGCTATCAATATGAAGGTGCCTGGAGAGTCGGCCTTTAAGAAGCTGATTGTAAAGGCGCATAGCAGATGGAGGTGATGACGGTGGCTGATATAAAACTCGTCGTGCTGGATACGGACGGGAACGCGGAGGCTGTTCTTGAAAATGCCTATGACGTCATTGTTACCGGTGAGATCAACGGCATCGACACGCTGGAATTTAATATTCCCTTCCGGGACAGCAAGAGAAGCTATCTTGATAATGAAAAACAGATTCGTGCAGGCGATGAGACCTACCGCATCCGGACAATTATAGATGAAAAGAATGAGCAGGGCGCGGCGATTACGTCCGTCTATGCCGAGGCAGCTTTCTATGATCTTGGCTTTTCGGTGAGAAAGACAGAGCAGAGCTTCAATGCGGATACCGCTGACGTGCCGATGGCATATGCGCTCCAGGATACGGGCTGGACGATTGGAACGGTCAATGTCCGCACGAGGCGCACCTGGACATCCACGGAGAAAAACGCACTGGCGGTCCTTAGGAAGGTGCAGGATCTCCACGGCGGTGATCTTATCTTTGACAATGCGAATAGGACCGTGAGCCTTCTCACTTTCAGCGGCACAGATTCCGGAGCACTCTTCTGCTACAGGAAGAACATGAAGTCTATCAAGAAGGTCGTGGATACGCAGAGCCTGATCACAAGACTTTATGCCTATGGGAAGGACGGCATGACGTTTGCCAGCATCAATGACGGCAAGGAATATGTCGAGGATACTTCCTATACGAATGAGGTACGGGTATCCACACTGGACTGCTCGAACTTTACAAATCCGTACCAGATGCTGGAATATGCCAACATGCGTCTAGCCGATTATGCGGCACCGCGGGTTTCCTACGTCCTGAATGCGATGGACCTGTCGGTTCTTACCGGGTATGAGCATGAGTCATGGAAGCTTGGCGACATCGTGACGGTGAAGGACGACGAGCTGAACCTTTCCGTAAAGACCAGGATTGTGCGACGCGAATACAACCTGCTGGAGCCGTGGAATACAGTGCTTGAACTTTCCACGACGCTTCGTGAGCTCGGCGACTCTTCTTCGCAGTGGGACGCGGCAGCTGATACGCTGGCCAGCACCAATCTTGTCGACAGCCAGGAGATGAAGGATCTGGTTCCGTTCAACCATCTGAGGAACTCAAGAGCCGATTCTGGATTCTCTTACTGGGAGAATTCCGGATTTGAGATTGACACGGAAAACGGTGTCTCCGGAACAGCGTCTTTTAAATGCGAAGGAGCGCTTGATGCAACAAAGAGCCTCGCGCAGACGGTTACGCCTGCCAATAGGGACAGCTATACCATCTCCTGCCAGATCGCTTCTGACGATCTGAAAGCCGGCGAGAACGGTCAAGTGGGAATCGAGGTCATGATTGAGTATGAGGATGGAACGACGGAGACACGCTTCGTTGATCTGCTGTAAGGAGGGATGACAGGTGGCTTCATTTACTCATGCGGCGCAGTCCTTTTCACCATCGAACGGCCGCGTCAAGAAAATTCAGATCAGAGTCTGTGTAACGGACTGTACCGGAACCATCTATATCACCGATCTCCTTCTTCAGGGAGGCTCGATTGCAACCGGATGGGTCGGACACGTCAGCGAGATCAAGTGGACCGAGGACGGTGATTAAGATGCCGACCTTTACACGTTTCTCAGAGACCATTGATAAGAAACAGAAAAAGCGTGTGGTGAATATCACGGTAAAGCCGATGGTCACGGACTGTGAAGGCACAATCTGGATCACGGACATGATGCTGCAGGAAGGCGATCGGCTTTCTGGATATGTTATCCATACAGAGAAGGCGCTGAAAAAGTATGATACCGGTGATGAATACGCAGTATCCGGAAAACGCTTCTACAACGGCATCGTTAGAGGTTCCGCGACCTGCATTATTTTCAATCTCGGGAAGACAACAACCGGTCTTGATTGGAAGATCACACCAAAGCAGGACATGGTGGCGGGAAGCATCAGCCTTGCTCTTGGAGAAGGCGCGCATAAGGCAACCTTCACCGATGCTGCAGCAACGGGTGATGAATTATCCCTTCTGGCATCCACAAGAGAATGTCTGAAAAACGGTGTGGCTGCTTCAAAGGACGGCTTTTTCCAGTACTCAGCTGCCGGTGACAGTAAGCATCCGGTGATAGTCGAGGACAAGAAGTCCGCCAGACTATATGTAGAATTTCAGGAAACAGAGGATGGTGATCTCCTATGAGCCTTGATGTCTTAAAGGGACGAAAATGTATGGTGTGGACGTTTATGGGAAACACCAGAATGTACACAGCACTAAAAAATTATGGAGACCGCCTGTCACAGGTAGGTCTCTTTTCTTTTAAGGTGGACGCTACCGGGACAATTACGGAATCCGGCGTGGCGATTTCTGACATGTTGACATACATCAATAAATATCCGCATATCACATGGCTCCTGACCGTCCGGAATGACGGAACGTCCAGCGTATTTACTGCCTTAAGAGAAAACACAAACGGCGCGCAGGATAGGTTTCTGACGGAGCTTGTGCGGATCATGGAGAAATATCCGTGGTGCGCAGGCGTCGACATCGATCTTGAGCGGGGCGGCGACTACTCCACGCACGCCAAGTCCACCGCTATGTTCCGGAACATCTGGAATGCTGTCAAAGCTTACGACAGCTCAAAGAAGGTCAACATCTGCCTTCCTGGTATGAATGCAGTCAATGGTTCCGTCGGTGGAGAGAACTGGTGCGTCTATGCAGATCTGAATGCATACTGCGACACTGCCTCCATCATGAGCTATGGCATGGCGTGGGCGGGTTCTGCTCCAGGACCAGTCAGTCCGCGTGACTGGCTGGAAGGCATTTATAACTACGCTTCAAAAGTGATGACGCCGGATAAGGTGTTCCTGGGACTTCCGGCTTACGGATGGAACTGGCAGATCTACGATACACCTGAGAATCTTGGCGAGACCTACCGCGGAGTCTCCAATACCTACTACGCGGCAAAAAACTGGATGACAGGTAAATATAACTTCACTGACGACAGCCCGCCGCAGCCGTTCATTCCGATCCTTGCGTACTGGGACGACTACAACAAGGTGCCTTATGCCTTTCCGCAGGTCTACGACTTCATGGAAGGAAAAGACGCGAGTGGCATTGAATATCCGCAGCTCAACGGGACGTATAACAGGCGGCATTATCTGACAGCTTACAGCAAACAGCAGCATATATCCTTCGGTACGATCTATGTGGATAGGGATGGAAAGCCTGACAGTTATTCCGGGATTGTATCTTCCAATAACGGTGTCGCGGTTCTTGGCGATGAAGGAAAGGCAACCTATAACTTCACCATCTCATCAGCAGGAACGTATGACATCGCCGTCCGGATTGGATATCCATTCTGGGATAAGAATGGCATCTATATCTCGATTGACGGAACACAGAAGCATTTCACGGAGTCAAGACTCTGGTGGCCGTACTGGAGAAGCACGTTCTGGGCATCATTATCTGACGGCATCCATCTCTCTGCAGGGAGGCATATCATTACGATCTCGCTCGATGTGAAAGGCGTCCAGTTCTATGGCTTTCGGGTATGCTCGGCATTTTCCGAGGAGCCGTGGGCGGGAAGCGCGGCCTTTACGCTGTCGCCGAGAAAGTTCATCGATGTGGACGGTAATGAATGCCAGCCGGATAAGGGATTCCGTCTTACCTGCGAGATGCTTCGGAGAAAGCCGGACTCGGCGCTTGTCTGGTATGAGGACTTTGAGGATTATGGCATTCTTGATACTGGCTACTATAAGACACTGTCCGGTTCCTGGAAGATCTGGCGGTCGGATGAATATTCCGAAAGCCGTGTGTATTCCCAGCTTGAGGGAAGCGGCCAGTTTGCTTGGAACTACGACGGCTTTTCTGATGTGCATCTGAGGACGCGTCTAGCGATTCCGGAAGGAAGCACTGGAAGAGCCGGCATCTTCTGCGGCAGCCTGTTCTGCTGTATCAACTACGACAGTCAGGCTGTGGAACTCTGGAACGGCAGCACAAAGATCGGAAGCTACAGCCAGACGATCAGCCGGACAAGGTCAGCAGATTTAAGAAGCGATCCGACTATGTACACGGTCGAGATGCGCATTCGCGGAAGCACGGTGCGTGTCTATTCCGGCGCGTCCTATACGCTTCGATTCAAGGTCGCTGTCAGCGGTTTTACCGGAGGCACGGCGGGATATCAGTCAGATAACCGATCAGTTTGCGAGCTTCTTCGCATGGGCGATGCCTGGACCTATGAGCCGTATGAACGATTTGATGTTACCTTTCCGGACGGGTCTGTGACGCAGTATGGAAGGATTAGCCGGTCAAATGTCACCTGGGATGATGAATTTCAGGTGTTCACGGTGACGTCGGATATCGAGGAGAGCGAGACAAGATCGAAATCCATCTCGATGGACTATGAATTTTACCATTCCGGACTTCTAAAACTCGAATGCGGAAAGGACTACTCGGTTACGGTTACGCCGAAGGACATCAACATCTGGACGGCGAGGCTGTTTCTTGGTGATGCGGATGGTTTTTCCATTCTCTACTACCAGGACGTCGACTCGCTCGTCTACTGGGCGAATCAGGCTGCCTACCGATGGGGACTTCGCGGAATTGCGATCTGGTCGCTCGGACAGGAAGATATGCGTCTCTGGGAGGCGCTTCCAAAACAGACATAAAAGTATATACGGCTTTGCTTTCGGGGCTGTCTGCAATAACGCAGGCGGCCTTTCTTTATGCATGAAGGGAGGAATTTGGCATGAAAGAGTTCTGGAACACAATTCAGATGATTTTTGCGGTAATCGGCGGATGGCTGGGGTATTTCCTTGGTGGCTGCGACGGGCTTCTCATCGCGCTCATCGTCTTTGTGGTCTGTGACTACATCACGGGCGTACTCTGCGCGATCAGCGACAGGAAGCTCTCCAGCGCTGTTGGTTTCAAGGGGATCTGCCGGAAGGTGCTGATCTTCATTCTGGTAGGCATCGGAAATGTGATTGATGTGCAGGTGCTCGGGACACCCGGCGTGCTGCGTACAGCGATCATCTTTTTCTACCTGTCCAATGAGGGACTGTCGCTTACGGAAAATGTGGCACATCTTGGACTTCCGATACCAGAGAAATTAAAGGCTGTGCTTGAGCAACTGCATGACAGAGATGAAAAGGAGGAAAAATAACATGGCAATAAAAGGAATTGACGTAAGTCACTGGCAAGGAAATATCGACTGGAGCAAGGTAAAGGCCGCCGGTATCTCCTTTGCCATCATTAAGGCTGGCGGATCAGACGACGGTTTCTATACCGACAGCAAGTGGGAGACCAATTACAAGGGAGCTAAGGCTAACGGCATCGCGGTCGGCGCATACTATTTCGTAGGTCCGAAATGCGTGAACGCCGCAGCAGGAAAGGCGGACGCCGAAAGGTTCATTCAGCTCCTCAAGGGCAAGCAGCTCGAATATCCGGTGTTCATGGACAACGAGGCGCAGCCAGCATCCGCCAAAGCGGGTATCACAGAAGCAAGCATCGCTTTCTGCGAGACAATGGAAGCCGCTGGATACTATGTTGGTATCTACGGATCTGCCTATTCCGGTTTCAGAGACAGAATGGATGACTCCAGGCTCACCGCGTATACGCACTGGGTCGCGCAGTATGCGTCGAAGTGCACCTACTCCGGCAAGTACGGCATCTGGCAGTATTCTTCAAAAGGAAGAGTGAACGGCATCAGCGGGAACGTAGACATGGATCTTTCGTACATCGATTATCCATCAGTCATCAAAGGGAGAGGTTTCAACGGATACGGAAAGGCGGCAGCTTCTTCCAAACCTGCTGCCAGCACAATATCTACCAAGCAGAGTACGGATGAGATCGCAAGAGAGGTGATCGCAGGAAAATGGGGAAACGGCGCCGACAGAAAGAACCGCCTTACCGCAGCAGGATACGACTACAGTGCAGTGCAGGCCAAAGTCAACGAGCTTCTTGGCGCGAGCAAGTCGTCTGCTTCGGCAGCTGTCTACTACACGGTACGTTCCGGCGATACGCTTTCCGGAATCGCCAAAAAGTATGGAACCTCGGTCTCTGCCATTCAGAAACTCAATCCGACTCTTATCAAGAATGTAAATCTCATTCTGGCCGGTTGGAAGATCAGAGTGAAATAAGAATAAGTGTTTATGCCTGCGGGTTTTTCTTCTTTGGAAGCCTGCAGGCATTTTTTTATTTTCTTCTTTCAAAACCGTCAGATAAGGCCCGGTGGCAAGGCTACCTCATAGAGAGCAAGAGATAAAGCTCTCGGAAAGGGGTGAAAGCCATGAAGCACAGTCTGAAGATTCGTGTTTCAAAAGAACCAGCGACCGATGGCATCGTCACCTGCAAGAGCGTCATGATCAGGGAAAGACTCCTTCGTTTCCTTTTTGGAGACAAGCGAAGAGTGACCGTCCTGATTCCAGGCGACAGCGTAGGCGAGATTGCCATCACGGAAGATGAGAAAGGAGGAACAGCAGATGGACCAGAAAAGTCTGATGCTTGATGCGGCAGAAAAGCTCACGGCATTATCCGAAACCCTCAAGACTCTGGCTGACAGCATACAGGCGGAAGCCAAAGGTACTGACAGCCAGCCGGAGAAAGCGAAGGCGTCGGAAAAGAAACCGCCAGCGATTACGCTTGAGAAGGTTAGAGGAATTCTTGCCGACAAGAGCAGAGCCGGTCATACCGCCGAGGTGCGCGCCATTCTCCAGAAGCATGGAGCAAATCGTCTCAGCGAAGTCGATCCGGAGCAGTATGCCGCGATCATCCAGGAAGCGGAGGTGCTCTGATGGGAAAACATGCCATTCTCCCGCCGTCCGGTTCGCACCGATGGCTGAACTGCACGCCGTCCGCAAGACTTGAGCAGGAGTTCGATGACACGGAGTCCGAAGCAGCAAAGGAAGGAACCACGGCCCATGCCCTCTGTGAACACAAGCTGAAGAAGGCGCTTCATATGAGAAGCAAGCGTCCGGTTTCGGATTATGACTCTGACGAGATGGAGGAGTGTTCCGATGAGTACGTGGATTTTGTCATGGAGCAGTATGAAGCCGCTAAGCAAGTCTGCAAGGACCCGATCGTGTTGATCGAGCAGCATCTGGATTTTTCCTGTTATGTGCCGGACGGATTTGGCACTGGCGACTGCATCATCATCGCCGATGGGAAGCTCCATATCGTGGACTTCAAGTATGGACAGGGCGTTCTGGTGGAAGCAGAAAACAATCCTCAGATGAAGCTCTACGCATTGGGAGCACTGGAACTCTATGATGCACTCTATGATATCACGAAAGTTTCCATGACGATTTTCCAGCCAAGGCGCGCCAACGTAAGCACCTGGACGGTTCCAGTAGAGGAACTGAAAGCCTGGGCAGAAAACGAACTTAAACCGAAAGCACTGATGGCCTATAACGGCGAGGGCGAGTACGTTCCCGGCGAATGGTGCACCTTCTGCAGGGCATCGGTCCGCTGCAGGGCAAGAGCCGAAGAGAGGCTGAAGCTTGCTCAGATGGAATTTAAGATTCCGCCGCTTCTCACGGATGCGGAAATCGAAGAGATTCTCACAGTGCTTCCGGACCTTACCAAGTGGGCTAATGAGATCACTGCCTATGCTACGGATGCAGCGGTCAACCGCGGCAAGAACTGGAACGGATTCAAAGTAGTCGAAGGACGGTCAAATCGTAAATACCGGGACGAAGGGAAAGTCGCAGAAGCGGCAATAGAAGCCGGATATAAAGACATTTATCGTCAGTCGCTCATTCCGCTTACGGAAATGCAGAAGCTCATGGGAAAAGACACATTTGAGGCCGTGCTCGGCAGCCTCATCTATAAACCACCGGGCAAGCCGACACTGGTTCCGATCACGGACAAAAGGCCGGCAATGAATGTAGCAAATGCCATAGACGAATTTAACGAAATCAAGGAGGAAAAGTAACATGGCTAATACGAATAGTAAGACAAAGGTTATCACGGGTATCAACACAAGACTTTCTTATTTCCACGGCTGGGAGCCGGCATCCATTAACGGTGGGGCTGAGAAGTATTCGGTATCGGTACTGATTCCGAAGGACGATACGGAAACCATCAATGCTATCAACGCGGCAATTGACGCTGCTATCGAGGAAGGCATCGCCAAGTTCGGCGGAAAGAAACCAAATAAGGCCGCCATCAAGCTGCCTCTTCGTGACGGCGATGTGGAACGCGATGATGAAGCCTACAAGGGACATTACTTCATCAATGCGAACTCCAAGACGGCACCGCAGATTGTTGACAGAGCAGTAAAGCCGATTCTCGACAGAAATGAAGTGTACAGCGGCTGCTATGCCCGTGTATCACTCAGCTTCTATGCATTCAATTCGAACGGCAACAAGGGAATCGCCTGCGGCCTCGGAAACATCCAGAAGGTGCGTGACGGTGAGCCTCTTGGAGGCAGAACCAGTGCAGTGGATGACTTCGCAACGCTAGATGATGACGATTTCCTGGCATAAGGAGGACGCGAACAATGGATGCAACAACAGTAAGCGCACTGACGGAAGCTCTGGTCAACATCCTTCTCGGATGTTTTTCAGCGGTGGTTCTTACCTGGACTGTGGTCGGGATTGAGACATTGATCAATGACCACAGACGCGAGAATCGCGAAAGAGAAGCTGCTGAGCGTGACAAGACATATCACGAAAAGCGCATGGAAGAGCTTTCTAAGTAATACCCGGGGCGGCATGGAGTTTTCCCTCTGCCGCCCTCATTTTTATTGGAGGATATGAAGTGAAGAATCTTGAAATTGATATCGAGACGTTCTCTTCGGTGAGCCTGCCGAAGTGCGGCGTCTACAAATATGCAGAAAGTCCTGACTTTGAGATCCTTCTGTTCGGATACAGCGTGGACGACGGGCCGGTATCAACGATTGACTTGGCTTGCGGAGAGAAACTGCCGGAGGATGTCCTTGCGGCACTGACAGACGATGAGGTAACGAAGTGGGCGTTCAATGCGCAGTTTGAAAGGGTCTGTCTGTCCAGGTATCTGTCGGATATGGGACTTAGTCTTGATCCGTTTTCCGATCACCATCCGCTGGCGACGGAGCGCGCAAGGTTCCTGAATCCGGCATCGTGGAAATGCTCTATGGTGTGGTCAGCCTATATGGGGCTTCCGCTTTCTCTTGAAGGCGTCGGTGCCGTCCTTGGGCTTGAGAAACAAAAGCTCATAGAGGGAAAGGATCTGATCCGCTTCTTCTCAGTTCCCTGCAGCCCGACAAAGGCAAATCATGGCCGCACGCGAAATCTTCCAGAGCATGCACCGGATAAGTGGGAAAGATACAAGGTCTACAACATCCGAGATGTCGAAACAGAAATGCAGATCCAGCAGAAGCTCGCGAAGTTTCCGGTTCCGGAATTTGTGTGGGATGAATATCACCTGGACCAGGAGATCAACGACAGAGGAATCCGTGTGGACATGACGCTGGTAAAGCAGGCAATTGCAATTGATGAAATGTCCCGGAGCAGACTGACTAAGGAGATGCAGAAACTTACCAATCTGGAGAATCCAAACAGCGTGGTTCAGATGAAATCCTGGCTTTCGGATAATGGCCTTGAGACCGATACCCTTGGAAAGAAAGTCGTCTCTTCTCTTATTGACGAAACGGAAGGAGATGTATCAAAGGCGTTGGAACTTCGGCAGCAGCTAGCTAAGTCGTCCGTCAAGAAGTATCAGGCGATGGAGAACGCCGCATGCAGAGACAGCCGGTGCCGGGGGATGTTTCAGTTCTATGGCGCAAACCGTACTGGCCGTTTTGCGGGAAGGCTCGTACAGCTGCAGAACCTTCCGCAGAACCATATGAGCGATCTTGCTGAAGCTAGAGCCCTGGTACGTTGTGGAAACAAGGTAGCATTGGATCTTCTTTACGATGATATTCCGGACACGCTCTCACAGCTGGTCCGCACTGCTTTTATTCCGGCTGAAGGCATGAAGTTCTATGTGGCAGATTTCTCCGCAATCGAGGCAAGGGTGATTGCCTGGTTTGCCGGCGAGACGTGGCGCAGTAAGGTATTTCAGGATGGCGGCGACATCTACTGTGCTTCGGCCAGCCAGATGTTCAAGGTGCCGGTTGAAAAGCACGGCGTGAATGGACATCTTCGACAGAAAGGAAAGATCGCAGAGCTCGCGCTCGGCTATGGCGGGTCAGTCGGAGCACTCAAGGCAATGGGAGCTATCGACATGGGACTTGCTGAAGAAGAGCTGCAGCCGCTGGTAAATGCCTGGAGGCAGTCCAATCCGCATATCGTGGAGCTCTGGTGGCAAGTGGACCGCGCCGTAAAGAAGGTGATCCGGGAAAGGAAGCCACGGGATGTGAAGGGCATCAAGTTCTTCTACCAGAGCGGCATGCTCTTTATCACGCTTCCATCCGGAAGGAACCTCTGCTATGTAAAGCCGCGTATCGGGCAGAACCGATTCGGCGGTGAGTCTGTAACTTATGAAGGTGTAGGCAGCACCAAGAAATGGGAACGGATCGAAAGCTACGGTCCGAAGTTCGTCGAGAACATTGTCCAAGCTACATCCAGAGACATTCTGATGTATGCCATGAAGACCCTTCGGTGCTGCAGCATTGTCGCTCACGTCCACGATGAACTCATTATTGAAGCAGATCCGCGAGTCAGCCTTAAAGCTATCTGCAATCAGATGGGACGGGTTCCTTCCTGGGCTAGCGGGCTGGTCCTTCGGGCTGATGGATATGTTTGCGATTTCTACATGAAAGGCTAAGGGAACGTCAGATTTTACCTCCTGCCGGGGCTACCGGGTAGGAGGTGTTTTTCTATGCAGGTAACAAAAATTGTGTATGGAGATATTTCTTACAGCGATATTCCAAAACCTACTAAAGCGGATATGCAGCGCGAATACGACTACCTTCTGGCAGAGCAGATGACAAGAAATCTCCTGAAGGATAGCCTTATTTCCCAGGATGAATTTGACAAAATCATGGTCCGAAACCGGCAGTCTTTCTCGCCATTATTATCGAAGATCGGGGCGAAAAGAA